GGGTCCGAATGTAGCGCCTGAGCTCGTGCTGGAACTCACCCAGCTCATCTTCCAGAGCTTCAGCGTCGCCGGTCTGGAGCTGCATATCTTTGTCCACGTCGATTTGCATTCCTCGGTTGGCTGTCAGCCAGTAGAGCTCGGCACTACCTCCCCCCACCTTCAGGATGTCCTCCAGGGTATTGTAGATCTGGGCCAACCGGGGTTCGCCGAACATCAGACCTTGTAAGGGACGATCGACGATGTGGATCAGCCTTGAGTAATGGACCATGGCGGTCCTCTGTTGGTTTTCCGGACCTACCTTGATCTCGTAGTCGACAGGCTGTCCGTACCTGGGATTCTGTGTGTCGTCCTCATACGACTTGACCGTGACGTTCTCACCGCCATAGGCCTGGACGTAGAGGATATCGTCCACTGTGCCAATATTGGGGGCCTTTGCCTTGGAGTCACCCTTCATCCCGACCCACAGTACTGCAAAGGGGCCAAAACTGAGGAGCTTGTCCACTTGGATGACACGTTGCCAGAACTGAGTCCTGGCAGTGAAATCGTCCCATCTGGCCTTCACACCATGCGTCGGCTTGAGCTTTGGCGGATGGGCCCACATCTCTTCCGGTGGCATATCGACGATTCTTGAGGCCAGATCCTGCCGTTGATATTTGGCCAGAAGGTGATTGACATTAAGCTTCTGCGGATAGCCGAATACGTCGTACAGCTTCCGCTTCCCTTCGAACATTGTTCCGAAGAGCCGGGCAAGACCCATTCTTGCCATCAGAGCTGAGGCGTTCTGTCTGATCGATGTGACGTTGCTTCCGCTCTTACCCATGTCTTTGGCCATAGTTGATTCCTCTATCTCATACCTGGAAGTGATAGTTGAGTCCTGCGACCCCACGTGATGCCTTGGATGAGTCGTCCTGTATCACCTTTGACAACACCAGTATCTGCTGGGCTTGGACGACCCCATGTGGGGACGAGGATGTTGGATTGATGGAGCTCGATGAAAGCCTGGCTCACAGAGTCGATTGTATCATCGTACCGACCGTTTGGGAAGTCCTTAAGTTCGTCCTTGTGAACCTGATTCCAGACGGCCCGAAGCATGAGGATGCGGCCATGGGAAACAGCTGCGACGTAGGGCTGCGCACGGATCCACTTATTCTCACCACCTGCAGGTTTGATGGTGACATTGTATCCACGGAGGACGTTCGTCGCGAGGTGTTCCGCATATGCTTTTCCTGAAGAGCCTGGTTCCTGCTCGATGATGATTGGTGTCCCGGGACCATCACTTTGGGCAGTCTTGAGGAGAAGATCCTCGACTTTGGCCGGAGACAGTTTGTCTCGTTGCATGTCGTAGATACAAGTCAACGCTGTTGGTAGTCCTGGACGGCCATTAGTACCAACGAGAGAGCCCACAGTCCAGTCACCCTTCTTCTTCTTTTTCCCGTCCGTAGCTGCAATGTCCCAGGACCTGATCCAACGGTAGAGCTGTGGGTTTTCCAGCTGGTCAACGATTCGAATCTGTTCGGGATCGGCTTTTGTGTCGCCAATGTTTTTCGGATCCTGCTGGTACATCGCGTTGAAAATAAAGTCCCCCACGACACTCTTGATCTGGAGGAGTTTGTCGATCGGGTATCTAGCAGGCCATAAAGCTTCACCGACTGCTCTGTTGAGGATGTCATTCTCTTCGGCGATTGCTGGCATGCGGATAACTGTCCACATGTGATCCCTGTCGTTCTTGATCAACCAACCAATAAGGTCATTTAAGACCCATCGAGTCGCTAGAATGACGCAAGAACCTCCTGGCTCGAGTCGAGTATAGGCAGTTGTTCCGAACCAACTCTGGATGCCCTGCAGTACAAGGTCTGAACTGGCTTCTGCCCAGTTTTTGATGTAGTCGTCGATGACGAGCAGGTTAGCACCACGACCTGTGATGGGTCCGCCAATTCCGACCGAAGCCATGCCGCCGCCCTCGGTGGTAAGGAAGTGGTCAGTACGCTGAACGTCATCTCGGACTCGTGCATCGAGAAGTCTTGGTCCATCGGTTGCGTCATCCAGCAGGAAAGAGTCACGAACACGACGGCCAAAACCGCTAGCAAGCTCGGCAGCATAGGTGGCCAGAATGACACTGGCCCATGGCCAATGCTCGAGGAACCAAATTGGAGTGTGGACACTAATCTCCTCCGATTTGCCGTGGCGTGGTGGGAGCTCCACTATGATCCGTGCGTCGCCCTGGCTAATTTCGTGAGCCAGGATACTTGAGAGGAATAACAAGTGCTCAGCTGGTATCCATCTACCGCTTGTACGATAGTTCGCGAGAGTGGCAGGCGTGAACTTGACAGCGTCCCGGAACTCCTTTGAGCGCGGGTCGAGGATACCTTCAACGGCTAGCTGTAAATCCGTCTGACTAAACGGAGTAGGCGGGAGCGGGAGCTCAAAGGACTCGGAGAGGCTTTTGAAGTCGTCAAGCACTATCTGCTCCAGTTCCTGCCTTTGGATCTGGTGTATTTTCCCCTGGAGCTCCCGTCAAGTCGTAAGGACCTGCGAGATCATCTCGGGTGATGAGTTCTTGCGCACGCTGGCGACTCTTGAACTGGCGACCTTGAAATTGCTCGTGCGGGTTTGGCAAACGTTGCTGCGCCGTTCTGGTAACACGAATGATCAGTTCCTGCATGTTCTTGGAAGCCTCAGGATCCTTCAAGACATCACTGAGAATCCCCTTAGTCTCGCCTGCTGGCTGTCCAGGTACACCATTCTCATAGACGTTTCCAGCTGCCTTCTGGGCGAGGCTTCGGACGATCATCTCGAAGCTGGTGTCCTCGTCACGTTCCTTCTGTGCTAAGGGACCAGCGGCTGGGAGACCAACACTGACACGCTGGATGCCTACTAGCTTACTTAGAAGATCTGCCGCCGTCTGGGGCTTCATGTTGTCGAAGAACTTAGGCTGGCTGAAGACTTTTTCCCTCAGCTCCCGGAGGAGACTCGAAGCCATTGTGAAGTGCTCGTCCTCTACCGACATCTGACGCTTCAGACGGAGGTGGCGGTAGGCAGCTTCCTTGTAGACGTCGTATGCCTTAGCTCTAGGACGCCAGAAGTAGAGGATGCTTGTTTCGTACAGAAAGGCGTTCAGCTGTTTTGGGGTCCACGAACCTTGTGGAAGAGGTTGTCCCTGATCCATGATTCGGAGAAGTTCCCCGTCGGTCGAGAGTTTTGACAGTTCACGGGGCCCTTCGTGGATCGCCTCTAAGTACGTCTGGAAACTACCGAAGGCAAAGCTGGGTTCGAAGTCGAGCTTGTGCCAGAAGGGGCGGCCATCTGGGAGCGTCGGGTAACCATACTCGAAGCTCAAGTCTGTGTAGGCGTTCTTGAGGGACTGGACTTCTTCCTTCTCTGGCAGTTGTTGCAAGGGGAGGAGATCTATTCGGTAGAAGCCTACTGGGAGTCCCTCCGCTGTTGATGGGACCCTCGGTTGCGCTCTTTGGATCAGCTGGGCCCTGTAAGAGAGAACAGGACTACCATTGATTGGTTGTGAACCTTGCTGTGTGGGGACCTCTCTCTTGAGAGCAGGAGCATTCATATCCCTATTATAAATGGTTGTCAATGGGACTGTCAACAGGTTTTTGTAGGTCATTTGTGGGTCCTTGAGGTTGGTGTGTTTCCTACCAAAATTTTGCAATATGGCCAAAAGGTTGCAGGATTTTGGTTACGTTTGTTAAGCCCCTGTCGGTTTACTCATACATACAACGACTCTGTCGATACGAAATATTTCCTTACCATCCTATTAGGATGGATATATAATATAAGTATAGTAGGTAGGTAGGAATAGTTCCTATCTATTGTTACTATTAGTAGGAGATACTAAATGAAACCGGTTACTGTTACTGAGAAAGAAGTCGAGTCGGTTTTCGACTCAGCTAAGTACATCGCTGAAGTCGGAACGAAATCAGCTGCGATTCGTAAGCTGACTTCGGAAGGTAAGACGAGATCGGAAGTCGCGAAGTTACTGAACATTCGCTACCAACACGTCAGGAACGTCCTGATCACTCCGATCAAGAAAGCGAAGTAAGTCAGGAATAGGATAAGGATCCGAAAGGATCCTTATCCGTCTTGTCTCGATAAGGAGGTCGTATGACCTTAGTAATGGTAGCGGTAGTAGTAACTAGTCTCGTTCTCTACCTCGGAGCGGTACGTCCTCTACTCAGACGTCTGAGAGTCCTGGACTAGACGAGAGGACCTCTAGACGAGGTCCTTTCTCTTACCTCATGGGGACTAGTCACATACCTATGGACCGGGCCTATAGGGACTATAGACCTAGCCCGGTCGAGGACCTGTCCGAATGACCCTGAAAGTAGATTGAATGACAAAGCCAGACCGGTCCGTCATTTGCCTATGCGCTAGTCCGTACGCCGACGTCCCTGTTAAATCATATAGTCGGACTCTTGAGACCATCTCGTGGACCAGCGTATAATATATATGTACCATAAATATAGTGGTACGGTTTTAACAACTAGGAGGTATCATGAAAGGTAAGATCATGATAGGTAAGATAGGTGACAAGACCTTAAACATGGAGGTCGAAGAACACCTAGTCGTAGAACACGTAGAACGTGACAATAAGAAGTACGTCTCGGTCTATTTCGGAAAGGGTGGTAAGCGGTCGAACTGGTATCTGATATTGAACCAGGACGCGATCGACCAGATCAAAAAGATCTGACAAGGAGATGACATGAGAACAATTCCGAGAAAGACTAAAGCCGTGACGCACGTCAAAGTCATGAAAGCCCTGGAGGAATATTGGCGGGCTGCCGAGGAACACGAAGATGACGATGTCATTCGTGACACATCGGTCGAAGGTCGGCTCAATGACTTTGCGATGTGGTTATACCAGACCAGATTCAAGTCTGTCTAACCGGAAGACAAATGACCAAATACGTCATACACATCACACTCTGGCAGGTTAAAGACGGGGATTTCGACCTGCTCGAAGAAGAGGAGGTCAAGGGACTCGAAGATGAATACGAGTCCGAGACCGCTGCCAGGGAGGCTTTCAACACAGTCTCCAAATACGCACAGGTCTAAGGAGGTCACATGACAAAGACACAGTACACATTCACGATCGACAAATAACCAGAGCTGACATGAAACCACATAACCTGTTTACAGTTTGGTCCCCGGACTCCGTCGCCGAGTGCCTCGAAGGGGTTTCGCCCGAGCTTTATCGTCGGCTCTGGCAGCTGGCCGAAGAGCTACCTGCGGACACATCCGAAGTCCCGGACAACTTCGAAGTTCGGTGCCTCGCCAAGGTTTGGGACAAGCTGACGCCCGAAGAACAGTCCAAGCTCAACGAACTGGCCAAGAAGAACTATGGTAATACCCATAGGTTCGATTAGTACCCCGGAACCGTCGCAAGACGGTTTCTTTTGGACCCAAGGACCGGGGACTAGTCCGAATCGCGACATCAGCGCTTTGAATGCCCAGTCCTCAGGCAGTCCTTATGGCTAGCCCTAGCAAGGGCGTACCAGTAAAATCATATAGTCGCCCTCTTGCTACCATATGAGGGACTACTATATAATATAGGTGTACGCTCGAGAGAGGGTACAGTAGAGGCTCAGAGGCCTCGACTAACGTTCTTTAACAACCGGAGCATACCATGGCGAAAGCCAAACCGCAAGTGCAACACGCGCCCGCGCAATCCGTGCCCGCGCAAACGACCCCGATCGTCGCCGAAGCGAAACCCGCGCAAGCGGTCGAACTGAAGACGATGGACGGTGTGACGGCCGAGAACTTTACGACCTTCACCAAGGAGCAGCTGATCACGGGTTACGGCAACAAGAGCAATGCGATCCGTGGTCTCGCGGCCTTGGGTCTCAAGCCGGGGCCCATCTCGAAGCACCTGGGCATCATCTACCAGCACGCGAGGAACGTCCTCTTGCGTCCGCTGAAACGGGTGATCAAGGAAGAGCGGGCAGCCGCAGCAACAGCAGCGCAGGCCGCACCGGCCGGAGAACAGCCCGCCGGCAAGTAGTACCCATGAAAGCCCTGATCTATGGGGTAGTCCTGGGTTTGACCCTAGTGGTTCTGATCATCTGGATCGCTAGGCATCTGTGAAGTACGGGGGCGATCGAAAGGTCGCTTCCGAACCGGAGAACCAGAGCATGAAACGTCAATTCAGTGTCGTGATGCGTCCCGACCGTACAACGCCGGGAACCTATCTCTACGCCGTCCCTGGCGATAAGAGGCCGTCGGCCGAGGTCAAGAACATCTACATCGGCAAGACCGCGTTCGCGGACATGCAAGCTCCCCCGGGCGAGATCATCGTTCGGGTCGAGTTCGACGACGGGAAGACGAAGTAGTACAGGAGCCGCCCGAAGGTTGGGCGGTTTCTTTTTGTCGGTTGAGGGACATGTCAGTCTATAACGGTCCCGTGGACCAGTCTTAGTCTAGCCCTTGCGCCGGCTTTCTCGTAACTGTTCTTTGGCCAAATCGAGGGAGGCGGACCGAACTTTACGAAGTAACGAAGTACTGCAGTCCCGAAGTTGTAACTTGTTGATTTCTAAGGGCTTTAGTAGTTCAGTAGTTACAGTTCCTAGTTACTCTTAGTGTTCTATAGGTGGGAGACACATTGGGAAGATACAATTCCTGTATACCTACCCTGCCCAATACATTTATTGTATATAGGTTCACCCTTCCCCAACTTGTAACCACTTGATAGATTAGGAACTGTAAGTAGCGAACTACTTTCCCCTTAAAAATCAACTAGTTAGAACTGAGGGAACTCCCTACTTCGTTACTTCCTAAGTATGGTCGTCTACTCCGTAAGTTGATAGAGGGTCATAAAGAACTTGTATCGCCGAACGAGTACGAGCAGTAACCTAGTAGGACACATGACTCATCCGAATCAACATCCGACCAGTATACTCGCCAGCTTCTTCGACGGCGGTAAAGCCTCGGCGGAGGAGCTCGGCAACGAGCAGCTCGAGCGCCCGAGGCAAGTCGCGATCGATGTAGTCCGAAGTCTGGAAGATTAGGTAAGGCCTCAAAAACGAAGGGGCGGGCTGATCCGTAAACGGTTTCCGTCCTTCCATGTTGGGCAATGCAACCAGAATTCGGTTGCCTCGGAAGACCTGGTGATAGGGCGATTTGACCTCTCGCACCTTGTAGATACAAGGACCAGCCCATCTGATGCGAAGGTTCTTAGCCCTAGGTGTGAAGAGGCGCAACTTGACGTGCACCTCCAAGGGCTTTGGTTGGTGAAGTGTTGGTTGTTCTTGGTTCACTGTTCCTCCCTGTGTTCTGGTCTGGCAGAGAAACCACCGAGGAGCCCTTGACTGATCTCGTGAACCCTCAGTTCGGCCTTAGGGTCGTTATGCCGGATGTGCGAGGGGTCAATCCGCAACTTGGCGAGGATCATCGTTCCACATTCCGGACAATAGGTCGGTAACCGAGGATTGACCCAGCAGAGAAGGTGGTTACAACAAGGTGTACAGATCAACCTGAAGTGACACTGCTCGTGAGTGTAAAGACCCTCACCGATACGTTGCCTGGACATATGGTTCTCCGGTTATGCAGACAGCAACATGCTATCTACACCTCTATTATATAGCAACCATAGAGGGTCAAGCAAGATGCCAACCACTAAATTCTTTTACCTGCCATCGATCAGACCATTTCGGACCCTCCATAGGACAAAGACCATAGCCCAATGGGTCATACCCATGACGAAAGCTGTTATCACTCCACTCTCTTCACCCGTATAGACCGCACCACAGTTCATGCCGAAGGCAAGAGCATTGAGTTGGATCAGTGCAGTCAGGATAATTCGCTTCATGACCGCTACTAATAGGGGACATACGAGATAACCCGCCTGAGACCGAGTTTCCGGAGAGTCTCAGGAGAAGGATTGGTCTTCTCGCCAGAACGAAGTCGGTGGAGATACGCCCAATCGAGTCCAACATCACGAGCAGCAGCCCTAAGGCTACCATGTTGCTCCACCAACTGACCAATCCGCTCAGAGAGGGTCATTAGGGCTATCGGAACCAATCTCCAGTGCCATGATAAGCACCAACAAGACTCGTAACCTGCATGCACGAGAGGTTGTACCGATACGAAGGATGATCCCACCCCAAGCAGTGGCGACGCTCATGAGCCACTACGCAATCGCGATCGTGGGTAGAGGACGTAACGAAGATATGGCAGATCCCAGTAACGGGATCGCGGACAGTCCACCCTTGAACCGAAGCTCCCCAAGGAGAGACGCCAATGTCGTGGATGTGGACCTCTTTGGGCCCGAACTCAGTCGTCCGAACCCAGTAAGGGCCCGATGCACACCCGACAAGTAGGACCAAAACCAAAAGCGCTAGACGTTCCATATCGGAATCTCCTCCAGTGGGACTACAGTTGTGTGCGGGTTGCCAACGCCTGAATTCGGGCGGATCCACGCTGTGATCTTCCCGGCGAGCATCCAGTCGTCTCGGCCGAGTTTACCATTAATCGAGCTCTGGAGCTGTCCAATAGCTGCCAAGAAGCTTCCGTTCCCTAGAGCAATCGACACAGCCTCCGAGGACACAACAGCCTCTAGGTTGTTAAGGTAGTACCCCCCAACACGACCGCACTCGCACCTCTTGGGCTTCATCGTCAGCTTGAAGACGTCCTCGCAGAACATGCAACAGATCAACTTCATGTTGGTTTCCCTCCTAGCTCCATTACGAGCAGATAGTTGACTTGAGCATCCCGATGAAAGAGGTCGGTAATATGGCTACACTCCTCGCACCGCCCAGACTTGTAGAACTTGTTCTGGTCTTCGAAGGTCTGACGTGCCCCACACTTGGCACAGGTGAACTTGAAGTACACGGCCGCCCCAGACCTAATGAGATCGTCCGCCCGTTCGAACATTGAGCGCAGGTGGTCGGGAATTGGACCTGTATAGGGCGTATCGCTCACACCATCTCCTCCGTGATTGTGTGCCACACCATACCACTGTTGACCTCCATCACCTCGCACTCAAACCCCAGGTTCCGAAGATTGAGCACGGCTCGGAAGGCTCCCTCCGAACCTTTGAGGTGGTGGTAGAAGGCTGGACGATCGTGATCGAACATCGGCGTAAAGGCATTGCGGAACTGGCTGAAGAATTCCGGTTTGCCGTCTTGGAGGCGGAGGCGGAAGACGAAGTAGCCAAGCCGGCTCATATAGCAACCTCATATATGGCGTAGGCGATGAGGTCTTGGACTGTTGTCCAGTAGTGACCCTTGTGGTCGTTGCACTCCTCCCAGTCGAGGGCGTCGTAGGACTCGCCAAGCAGTTCCTCAAAGTCTTCCTTCGCCACTCGTTGGGCAAGAACTAGCTCCCGCTGAGGAACCCCAACCACCCGAGGAAAGGCTGGAGTAGTATCGTCTAGATACAGCACGATATACATCAGGTTCATGACCCCTCCCGTTGGGCGGCGATCTCTTCGTGCATCAGCCGCTGTTGCTCTTTCAAGGGGAGCCCGACGAAATGATTGAGGGCCGCGAGCAACCAATCACGGTCAGTAAAGTTCACCTTGGCGACTGTCGTCAATCCAACAAACTTGACGATGTAGTTCTCGTTGCCTTCCATCCCGCGGACGAACCCGAATACTCTCTTAGGGTTGGGGTCTTTCATTGGCTTGCTCCCTTGATCCCTTCGAGCACGCGGATCAATTGATCCGTGAACCCGATGATGCCGTTGTACTTGAGCCAGACATCAAGAATCGTCCGAGCTGACGAACCCTTGAAGTGCACAAGTGCCTCTGTCTCGTTCGTAGCGAAGTCCGATACCACTTCACGGAGATCCCTACGAACCTCCTCTGGGAGATCGTACCACAGAGGCTGTCTCGAATTCCAATCCATGTTAGCTCCTCCTAGTTAGCGGATGTAAATGCCGTACCACACGCCAGCAGCTGTCTTGCGCTCCTCGACGTGGACGCTACGTCCCGGACGCTCCGCAGCCATGAGCATTGCGTCCCTTTCGACCTGGTTTTGCGCCACTCCTTTGAGGTGGTGCCACTCCCAGCGTCCCGCACCAGGCAGCTTCATACGAGACCGGAACTTACGCTTGACGCCGTGGGGTATGTCAGGTGCACCGAAGTTTATGCCGTAGATCATGTTAGCCCTCCCCGAAGATGCGATCTTGGCACTTCTGGCAGAGCCCGGAGATCGAATACTCCCGACGAGAAAGATCGTCCTTGAACTCTGTTGCAGAACCCTCGCATCCGAAGGGCTTGCGAATACACATGTTACCCTTGATCGCGGTAGTGCGTCCCGCTGCCGCTTCGAGGAACGCCTCGATCTCGGGGGGCTTCTTACTTGGTTCGGCCATCTGTATCTCCTAGTTGCTGTAGCCTGCAACATGCAAGCTTACACCTCTATTATATCGCAGTCCTCGCGATGGTAGCAAGTGGCTTATGATGGGGGCTCCACCTTGGTCTTGCGGAAGATCAAAAGGGCTGGCCGAGGCACGACGCGATGGATAACGCCACTAAGTTCGTACCCTAGTTCGAGGAGTGTATCCAGATCCGCCAGGGCAGCCTCGCCTGCGATAGGAGGAGTAGTCAGCACAACATAGTACTTACCTTCCCTATCGACTGTGTACTCACGACCATTGACTAACATAGATGGCTACTTCCCCTCGGGTTAGGTCGTACAAGTCCTACTCAGATTAGTGCGTATCCCACCCAAGATCCTTACTGATCTCGGGCGTGAACCCTCCGAACTCCTTGAGACGCTCAGCAATCCGGTCCATGATCGGGACCTCCCGATTGAGCACCTCCTCGAAGTCCGGCCGACCAATAGCTCGAGATCCAGGAGAAGGAAGGAAGCGGTACCAGGAGCAAATCTGGTAGTGACTCGCAGCGTTGACCTGCTCGAGTGTGGGATAGCTCATTACTTCCTCCCTTTGCCACAGAGAATGGCCATATGTAGTTGGTTGAGACGCAGACACGAACGTTTGATCAGGAGCGTTTGGTGCCGAGCTCCTTGGGAATGCTGCGGAAGGTGCTGTGCCACATCGAGCAAATGGCGGATGGCCTTCAGCTCGATCCAGATCCAGGACCGCTCATCGAACAGCTGACCCGGGGACTTGGATTTGCTCATGGCCGCTTCTCTCCTAGGCCAGTACGTCCTATCACATAGTCGGGGCGTCTCTGATCAGGTTGAGGACAAATTGCAAGGATTCGCCATCCGTCATCGAGCCAGGTTTGGAGATCGTCAGTGCAGTCATTGTTCAGAACCTTGACGTGATCGATGAGCAGGAGCCCCAACCCTGGCATATGCACCGAGACCTTCTCATTGAACTGGGCATCCTTGTACCCAAAGGCGTCGACCTTTCGCCCGATACCGCGGAGCTCATCCAGTAAAGCCGACAGGAAGTTAGCTTCCCCCTTACCTTGCACTTCGAATGGTATACCAGTCTTGAGGAGACTCTCGAGGTCGACCTCCCAAGCATTGGAGTAGAGCTTGAACTTGCCATCTTTGGTCTCTATCTCTTTGTCGTCCGACGAATGAAGGTATCGGCAGAGCTGCTCTGGTGGGTGAGCTCCGCAGAGCTTGGCTAGGTGCTCGAGCATTTCCCTCGTCACCCAAGTATTGTACCCAAACTGGATCTTGGCCCTCATGGCTTGATCTCCCACTCGTCCCCGTTCGGGAACGAGAACTTGTCGGTCTCGAACTGGACACCCAGCTTCTTGAGCCACTTGAACAGAAACTGGACGTAGCCGTGGAGATCCGACATCTCCTCCTCGATCTCCTTGTAGAGATTGTTGTCCGAAGCGAGGAGCTTAGCACCCCGATTCTCAACCGCGTGGGAAGCACACGGGGCACACACCATATAGGTGTTCTTCCCGTCACGCTTGTACCAGATTACCGCAGTGACAGGAGCACAGCAGGGTATGAACTTCTCCCGCGAGAAGATGCTAGCCTCTTCGCACATCATCCCTGTGAAGTCTACCTCCCCAGGAACCATTACGTTCGAGGGGCGTATCGTCCTAGTGGGAAGACTCACGACACCACCTCCCCCTCCGGCTTCGCCCGCTTGAGGTCGTCGATCTGGATGTTCAGCTCGGAGACCGTGGCGCGGAGTCCGGCATTGATCTCCTCGCCTCTGGCGATCGACTTCTTCGCCTCGGCAAGTTCGCCAGTAACTCGGGCGAAGCGCTCGCGCATGTTCTTCCGGGTCTCCCCGTTGGCCGAGGCAATTTGGACCTCGAGCTCCTTGACCCGTGCTTGGAGCCTGTCACGACGGAGTGCCTTCTTGACTCTAGCGTGGGCAGTTGGGGAATTTGGGCCGGTAGGCGTCTTACGACGAACATGGTTTCTCATGTCAGCCTTCCTTTCTTGTCCTGGTAGAAGTGCAACCCATCAACTCGACGGGTCACTTGGATGATGGCTGTGGAGCTCCTGGCTTCGTAGACGGTGTACGAATTCCCGACTTCGAGCCAGAAGACAAGCGACAGACACCGTTCGATGGCCCTCGCCGCCTCGCGATAGGCTCTCCACGGAATATCCTGGCGAGCCTTCTCGTCGTAGATGCGGTAAGGCCGGCAACTCTTGGAGGTGCCAGCCATCTCGCTAGCTCTTGTCGGCCACAGTCGCGATCGCCACGCCGATCATCGATCCAACAGCCTCGGGCGTGAGAACGATGACGTTGGGGACGTACATCGGCTGTCCGAGTTGTGGGACATCCATGGGTTGGAGGTGCTGCTTCTTGATTTTGTGGCCACCCCCGGACTTCTTCTTGCCTTTGCCATACTTCGAGAACGGACCCGTACCTTTGACTCCTTGCATGACTTGCTCCTTCTCCAGTTACCACCAGCACCATGCCAGTGGGTACTACATCCGAATCGAACTCACTAAGATTGGTAGCCTGTGTCTCTATCCACAGCGCTCCTCTTAGCTTAATTCCATTATATAGCGCTCCAGCGATGGTCATCAAGAGTCATTTAATGCTCCATATGTACCGTCGTTCTGGGCTTGACGGAACTCCTCGCGGACAAAGAACTCGGAATAGTAAGCATACCAAGGATACTCACCATTCACACCGAGAATCTGTGCATACAATCCAGGCCTCTCACGGAAGACTAGCTGCCCAGTAATGGCATTCTGGATATGACTATAGCTGTGATTAACGGAGTCTGTCACGTTGGTGATCCCGGCGGCTACCTACGCCTCCATTAGGGGCATCATTACGGCGCGAGCGATCTCCTTCACCGACTCCGCCAGGAGTATTATTCCGACGTTTGGTTCCATCGGCATTAGCACACTTCGGTATAGGTAAAGGTCTCCCGGTGAGCTCCCCGTGACGGATCCATTGATCGCCATGCTTACTAGAACAGCGAAGAGGAACTGAAAGAGGCTCCGCCTTAGTGGGTGGAGCACAGTAAGCCATCATGAATACTAGTAGCAGACAGAACTGCAAGGGATCAGTACGCTTCTTGTTCATGAATCCCTCCTGAGTAACTCGTAAACACATCCTACGAATCCGCCAAAGGTAATCCAGGAGAGCACCTCCTCGATGGACATCTGCTGGAAGTAGACCCAAAGATCATAGGTAGTCATAGATCTAGTACGTCCTAGTTTCTACCAAGTACAGTTCATCGTAGGAGAGCAATTTCCTGCTCTCCTCCTGCAATCCAGTCTTGCACGATTCGTACATGCTTGTCTAAGATGCCTGTTCCTCGATACATTCCAGCAGGACAGTCGCACAGCCCTCGGTTCCTAGAGGGATCGTAGATGACCTTATACACTACAAGAGGTTGTTCACCTCCTGTCATAGACCCGAACTTAGCGACCTCGTAGTTGATCACCCCGAGGCGTCGCACATAGTACTCAAACTTCGTAGCCACGAGAAACCCCTTTCCGGAACCGGGAGATACGCTCGCGCAAATCCTTTGTCTCACACCGAGCATGGCACTGTAGGACCTTTTGGCACTCCTTAAGGAGGGTATCAGCTCCACGCACTTGATCCTTGAGCACCCGTAGGGTGATCTGGTTTAGTGTATGTCCCGTATCAGCCATGAGGAGTCTCCAAGCGGCGACGCTTCTTGTAGCGTATGACGGGAACCTTCTTCGGAGGTCTCCGCTGGGCTGTAGACACAAAGCCAGCAGCCAGAAAGCGAAGGCTATCAACGACACCGCGGAGGAACTCGGGATCTTCAACGAGTCGGCGAGGTCTCTTACTACCGTAGGGTGATCTCATACGTGTGGTTTCCGATGTTCCGCACGGAGACAGCCGTTAGGAAGGATGATAAGAATTGGACGCCTGAGGGTACGAGCATATCGGATTGTAGACCAAGTCCCAGATCGAAGCGTTTCCTCCGATTCCTTGGGGGTCGCGAGTAACATCTCGGCCTCTAGCACGATATGTCGATTGCGGACGAGATACTCTTCAGGGAGGCGGAGCTCGTCACACTGAAATTTGCCCATCTTATGGTGGTTGATAGGAGGATGGCCAACAATGTAGAACCCTTCCTCTCGTGCTATAGTCGCAGCCTGGATATCTGCTCCGATGCAGAGCCCCATATGGAATTGACTACTTCCACCATGGGGTAATAGGGTGCGGATGACAGCGAGTTGCTTCTCTGTCATCCCGTGTTGAGTTCCTGTGAACCCTACCTTCATTGTACCTCCGACTTACCCGCTAGCTGCAACGTGCAACTAGCTTATACCCCTATTATATAGCGACCACTAATGTGGTCGCAAGAGTCTTATGATGGTTGGTCCTACGTAACTTCCAACGTCTGTGCATCGGTGTAGGAAAGTCGAAAGCCACTGGCGTTCTTGTGACCTCCGCCACCATACTGCTTGGCGATTGCCGACACATCTAGCCCTTCGTCGGTCGAACGCAAACTGAACACTCGCCCCTGCGGTGTGTCCCAGTAGCATCCGGCAAACGGCTCCCCCTTAGCCAGTAGATGTCCGGCGTCCGAGGTCAGCGTGTACGGAAGATTGGCGATGGGCACGTTGTGACCACCGATGTTCATGCGCCGCGTCACTACGCCAACCAGTTCTCGGATGTCCTTGAAGTGCTTGCGTTCGATTGCCTCGCCCTCGACGGCCAATTGCTCCAAGTCCGCCGACATGAGGAAGTCCCACACCTTGAACTCGTATGGGTAGGCGAACACGGACGCCTGAATCTCTCGCGTCTTGCGCAGGGCGAAGCGCCACAGGTCGCGGTCCTCGACGTGTAGCAACAGTTGGGGAGGCTCCTGATTGGGAAAGTAGTGGTCCCAAGTTATGCGAGCCCCGGCCCTGTTCATGTCGAATACGGACACCACTCCCGGCAGGTCACGCAGATCGGCCTCGGCCGTCTTGTGGTGGTCCAGAATCAGGACGCTGGCGGCGCGCTCTCTGATCTCCTCGAGCACGGCACGCTTGTAGGAGAAGTCCACCATCAC